TGGTTTGCCCACCGGGTTCACCAGATTGGATAAGTACATTGGTGGGTTTGTACCCGGTGAAAATGTTGTGGTCGCAGGTCGGCCCGGTATGGGTAAAACAGCATTCGCAGTCAGCATCGGGATTGCTCATGCAAAGCTGGGGGGAAGGGTTATAATGTTTAGTATGGAGATGAGTAAAGAACAACTCGCAGACCGCATACTTTCATCCCTTGGCCGGGTGGACAACCTGAAAGTGAGAAACGCTGATGTGAATGAATTTGAACTTGAAAACATCGCACGTGAATTACTGCTGATTGATTACAAATTTCAAATCGAAGACAGCACAATGCTTGACATTGCCCAAATAAAAACCCGAATTAAGACCATGAAGGTAAAGCCAACGCTGGTAATCATTGACTATATGCAGTTGGTCAAAAGCACAGGCGGTAAAAACCGGGAGCAGGAAATAGCCAACATATCCCGGCAATGCAAACTTATTGCCAAAGAATGCGGATGCACCGTGATGCCATTGTCTCAACTTAACAGGGGAACAGAGGAAGGCAATAGCCGCCCAAAATTGGCAAACCTACGAGAGTCCGGTGCAATAGAACAGGATGCAGACACGGTGTTATTCCCATACCGGCCCGATTACTACGAAGCCCAAAAGAATGGCGGCAACCCTCCTGAACTTGAAGATGCTGAACTCATTATTAGCAAGTGCAGAAATGGCATGACCGGAACGCTGCAATGCAATTTTATTGGAAAAACAGTTGAATACATTTTTTAATTAAATATAAATAACTATATTTGCACCATGAGACACGGCAGTTTGTTTTCAGGCATCGGTGGGTTTGATCTCGCTGCCGAATGGATGGGATGGGAGAATGTATTTCATTGCGAGTGGATGGAGTTTCCACGAAAGGTATTGGAATACTATTGGCCGGAAGCAGACAGCCACATTGATATATGCAAAACTGATTTCAAAAAATATGAAGGAACAATTGATGTTATTTCCGGTGGCTTTCCATGTCAGCCATTTTCACTCGCAGGAAAGCGAAAAGGAACAGATGATGAACGCTACTTGTGGGGCGAAATGCTACGAGCAATACAAGAAATTAAGCCCACATGGGTCATTGCAGAAAATGTCTTTGGTATCACAAATATTGATGGCGGACTGGTTTTCGAGCAGGTGTGCCTTGACTTGGAAGCTGAAGGGTACGAAGTTCAACCGTTTGTTATTCCAGCTTGTGCCAAAAACGCACCGCACCGAAGGGATAGATGCTGGTTTGTTGCCTACTCCAACCGTGATGGATCAAACCAATGCAACGGCAACGATGAAGTCAACGCAAGTAAAGGAAGGCAGTATGCACTCGGTTACGTTAAATCGATACCTTCAAACTTCCAAAACTTCCCAACTCAATCCCCGATTTGTGGCGGAGATGATGGGCTTCCCGCCGAACTGGACGGAATTACCTTTTCAAAGTGGAGAAACGAAAGCATCAAAGGATATGGTAATGCCATAGTACCACAAATAGCATACGAACTTTTTAAAATAATAGAACATGAGAATAAAAATCAAAGCACCACAGCACAACAGCCGGACAACATTTCGCCAAAGTGAAATCGACAGAATGAAAGAAGTAATCAGACACCAGCAAATCCGCATCAGGGAATTGGAAACCGTGCTGAAAGTACAGGACATTGACAAGGATGATGAGCATATCAAGGCCACACACCTTGCAATCAGGTCAGTATTTCCGTACTATCAGCCCGAATTTATCAAGGTGAAAGCCCGTAAACGTGAGGTGTTGGAATTGCGGCAGATATTCATTTGGATTTTGCGGCATAAAACCTCGTTATCGTTGAAGAAAATCGGTCAATTATGCGGTGGCCGTGACCATAGCACCGTGATACACAGCGTTGAAACGGTGGACAACCTGATGACTTTTGATAAATCATTTGCCCGTAAGGTGGAAGCGGTGAAAAATGCTTATCAAACATTTGCAGAACAGATTTAATTTACTATATTTGCACCATGTTAATACTCGATATATGTTTAAGTGACCTGCCCAGTGAGGCAATCACTACCGGAAAGAACGGCAAGAAGTACATCAAGCTCGTATGTGCTGAACGTAAAGCCGAAGGAAAGTTCGGAGAAACCCATTACATTGCCCTGTCGCAAAGCAAAGAAGAACGGGATGCGAAGAAACCTGCAACGTATGTTGGGGGTGCTAAAAATGTAAGTTACAAAAATGTAACATCCGAGCCGAAAGTAAGTGCAACCGATGACCTACCATTTTGATGCAGAACAAAATCATTGAAACCTGCGACCAAATCTGCTCAATGTTGGTGGAAAAGAATGTCAAGTATGGAAACTCCGCACTAGATCCGGTGCGAGTTTTCAGCAAGGCATCCACCACAGAGCAGCTTCTTGTCCGCATTGATGACAAGTTGAGCCGCATCAAAACAACCGGGATGGAAGCACCTGATGAAGACACTTTGAATGACCTTATCGGGTATCTTATCCTGCTGAAAATTGCAACCAAAAATGAAAACAACACAGAAGATAAAAATACTTATGAAGTTGATAAGTTAATGACCGAATTTGCAAATCACATAATAAACAAAAAAAATGACACACGAAGATAAACGCAAACACTTTATTGCACACGCACGTAAAGGAATGAAAATGCAGGTGGTCGATGCCTGTAAAGGTGTGGCAAGTTATGCCACCGTGATAAAAGCCCTGAACAGCCCCAGCAAGTACAAAAGCAAAAAGGAGCAGCAGGTAATTGACACGGCTTTTGCGTTGCTATGACAACGGAAGACCGGGGATATAAAACGGTTGTGTATTGGAAAGACCAGATGATGTCTTTTGAACCAGTGCCTGATGAGGAACTTGAAAAAACCCTGAAAAAATATCGGAAGAAAGGATTTAATGCTGAACCGATATCGGATGACCTGATAAAAAAAATTGCAGAAAGTTTGAAAATATAAAAATCTATACTATATTTGCATCATGGAAACACAAATAAAAGTCACACACACAGGCAGCTATTCTGCCAAGTTCGAACACGATGATGTCATCTACAACATTGATTGGGAAGATGACAGCAACACCATTTATTTCATTCAGGAATTTGCACCCGGTCAAGATGGCCGCAAATGCGTGAGCATCCCGGCTGAAATTCTGCCGACACTCATCCGTATTTTCGGCACAATCCACACCGAAAATTTAAAATAACAAGGCAAAAACTAAACTAACACTTTAAAATTCCAAGGACATGAATGAAATTTTAACCGCACCTATTCAGCCAAACGAAATCGAATGGCGAGTGCAATCAGTCACCAGCACAGGCAAAATGATTGTCGTGCCGTACATCAACAATCGCTGTGTAATGCAACGCTTTGACGCTGCCTTCGGGCCGACAAATTGGACTTCCGAGTTCAGGGAGATAGGCAATGGCTTTATTTGCCGCCTTACTGTGAACGTAGATGGTCAAACAATATACCGGGAAGATGGTGCATCCAAGACAAACATCGAACCTGAAAAGGGCGGTATCTCGGATGCAATGAAAAGGGCTGCGGTGCAGTTTGGTTTGGGCCGCTGCCTGTATGATTACCCAAAAGTATTCATTGAATGCAACGACAAGTATATCCCGGACTGGGCGCAGGACAAACTGACCAAGCTGGTTGAGTGGGTAAATCTCGGTAACTTCAAGGAAGTAATAATTTTGAAGCCATGATGGGCATCGTGAATTTATTATTTGATGTTGAGGAAGGCAACGCATCCGCTTTGGATGCGTTCTGCCACCTCACCCGCATTGAAAAGCAAATCAAAGCCGCCAAAGAGCAGATACAATCCCAAGCCATAAACGAAGCGCAGTTGCACGGCAAGACCTTTCAGCACATGGGCTTTGAAATCCAATGCCGTTCCGGTGCAGGTCGCTGGAAGTTTGACCACATTGATGAATGGGCATCTGCTAAAATGAAGATGAACACCATTGAAGACCTTGCTAAATGGGCATACAAGTCGGAAGAAAAAGGAGTGATGCCCGTTACCGATGGCGGAGAGATTATTACGGCTGCTATCTATGTGGCAGGAAGTGATACCATTGCATTAAAGGAGATTGGTCATGCTGAATAAACGTGAAATCCCGAAGTCAATAGAACAATGGCTGCCACCATGCGAGGATGAAATCATTGAAGCACAGCCATACAACTATGCTGATATGCCTGATGATATCCCCAGCGTAGATGATTGGTTCAAAATAAGGGTATGGCAGGATGAATTGAACGGGGTTGCCTTAACCGGATAATCACATCAAAATGTGGATTACGCATAAAAAACAACCTTCTATTATTGGAGTAATGTTAAAACCACAGTATAATGTGATTGCACTATGTTAGCACTCGGATTAGTTTTGTATATTGCCCCTGCCTTGTTAGCATTCATCGACTTTTTGGTGGATGTTAGCAATCGCAGGGGCTAACTACTTTTATAGATAGATGACTAAAATTGAAATCGTCAAATCTATCATGCAGCAGCACATGCTCGATGGGCAGCTGATGTTGCCAAAACAAACACTCGCCAAACTTATTTACGAACAAAACCCCGGTGTATGGCCGAACGTGGATGCGGTACGAAAGCAAATAAGAGCAGCCACAGGTTCAATGGGTAGTAATTCGTACGCAAAAAAACACAGCGAAAATATGCCCGGTAAATCTACCATCGAAGAAGGCCTGAAAAAGTTTGGCCTTTACACAAAGCTACCAGTCCGCAAAGATGTAGTGCTGCCATCAGGAAAATACCTTGTGATGTCCGACATTCACTTCCCTGAACATGATCCACTTGCAATCCAAGCATCACTTGAATATGGAAAAGAAAAAGGCATCACAGGCATTGTGCTGAACGGTGACATAATTGATATGTACATGGTGAGCAGATTTTTGCAGGAAACCAAACGGCCAAGCATCCGTGAGGAATTGATAATGACAAGAAACTTCTTTCAGTTGCTACGTGAGGAATTTCCAACCATTCCGATTTGGTACAAGTTCGGTAACCACGAAGAAAGGATGCGCCATTATTTGTTAAGCAATGCCCGTGCCATTGAAGATTTGGATGGTATCACCCTTGAAGAACAACTGCACCTGAAAAAGTACGATATAAAAGTTGTGTTTCGGGAAAGGATAAAAGCAGGAAAACTTGACATCCTTCACGGACATGAATTTCAAAAGTCAATCATGGCTCCGGTTAACCCGGCAAGGGGTGCATTTATGAGGGCAAAATCTTCGCTGCTTATCGGCCACCACCACCAAACATCAAGCCACCACGAAAACAACCTGAAAGGTGATGAGATTGTTTGTTTCTCTACCGGTTGTCATTGCACACTTACACCCGAATACAACCCCTACGGCTACATCAAACAAAATCATGGGGGTGCTATCGTGACCGTATTACCTAACCGAAATTTCCACGTAGAAAATTACCGCATAATAGAAGGGAGAGTTTACTAATGTTTCACACTCCTTTATGTTTGGAAGTAATTGCAGGGGATGAAATGGAAGATGCGCTTTATGAAATGGGTATTGCACCTTCGGAAGTTGATTTGTATCAAGAGCCGACATTTCCGGTATGTTTGTACAAAATTGATTGCATGATGCCTGACAATCGCAGCACACCAAAAAAGCCGCTGACCATTATAGTGTGCGGTGAGTTGACTTACATTGTCAAGTTTTCAATAGAGCATTTGATTAACTTGGTGGATGTCCACCGATAGTTTTTACGCAAAGCATTGAGTGATTTTGCTCAATGCAATGAGCAATTTTACAAAATTTTGCTTATCCGAATGTGCAAAATAGGGTGAAATCTATGGTTTGCCCTGCGTTAAATCGCTTCACAATCTCAAACCAGTGTTTATCAGGTACAACCTGACACCCTGCCGACCACTTATTTACCCAGTCCCCAAGCCCGGCACGGTGGAAGTTTATCCCAAACAACCCGAACTGCGTTACTTTTTGGTCAAGTTGCCTGTCTTTTGTACCATCCCGGTAGATGGTTATAGGCAAAATCTGCTGAAAATAAGGCGCACCAAGCCACAAATTTGACCATTTTGCACCCGTTACAAAGCGGTGTGAACCGACAATCTGCTGTTCAGCGGCTACCGCAGTACCATTTATCCCACCAACGGTGAGAGGATTGTACACATAGAAGTCACCAGCGGTGGTGGAAGCAGGACAAACATAGACAATTTGGCCGTATTTGTACACCACGCAGAAGTCATCGAACTTATTTGTCAGCTTATCATCTGTGCGAAGCCATACAATCCCATGATATTGCGGCAACCACTTGCGTTTTTTCAATTCGTTGGCTATGTAATTGGCCAGTGCTTCGGTTGTTTTCGGGCCGATAACCCCATCCGCTTTCAGGTTTGCCCCGTTTTTGTTCAGTAGTTCTTGTAGTGCTTTCATTTGGCTATGAATAATAATGATGATAAGATTGCGATATTTCGCCACATATTTCTTTTGCTACGCATTTTATTGTTATCTGTGGCACATTGTACCAACTGCTCACTTTGAGTGGCTCTAATGGCTTCTAAATGCATTATCGCACTATCCTGTAATTTTATGACTTCCTCTTGGCTGTAAATTACCACGCTGTCATCACTGATAATCTCCCAGCATAGGCGGTTTTCATCAATCAGTGCGGCAAGTTTTATCGTGTCCTTTTGCAGTTCTGTAATAGTCAGCGTATCGTGGACATATTTTGTCCTAATTTCACGCACCCTTTTTACCTTTTCAGGTCGGTTGATCAGCAGAACAGCATACTCATTTTTTATGCTGTCAATTTCGGCTGTCAGCGAGTCAATCAGTCCTGTGTCTGCCTGTGGTTTTTGTTGTGTCGGGCAATGCCCAAAGACAAGCACAATACCAAGTACACCACAAAGCACAAAAAGCCAATCACTTCTTTTCATCCTCCGCAAAGAAATTGGTAACGAATTTACCGACCGCACCGCATACACCTGAAATCAGCATCAACTTGGGATGGTCAAGGTTAAGCCCGGCAACGAATAAAGATGCAGCCGCAATGCTGTCTCCCAAAACACGGAAACGCTTGGGAGTGGGTTGGAAGTAGTTTTTAAGTTTCATCTTCCTTGACCTCGGTATGGTTTTGCTGACTTGTGTTTGTTCGCTGACTTCGTGTGTCTGCCCAGTTTGCTTTTGCTTTTCGGTTGCCACTTGATTACTTCTTTACTTTTTGCCATGTTTGAAAAACTTGTAAATGCCTATGCATGATAAAACAAGGGCAGCTGTGAAAGACAGGAATTGAATAATCGGGAGCAACTTTGCAGCAGCCCCAGCTAACCATAAAAGCCAACTACCTACGATGGTTTCAGTTTCGTGTTTCATTAGGGAAAGGGCGGTGCAGGTTTAGGAACGTATGGAATAAGCGGTAGGTTTTGCACCCACATACACAATGGATTTTCGCATTGGTCGATTTCTTCAACGGAGATTACCCACCTATCGTCATTGTCTTGAATGGGGTTGAAGTAGCTATCATCCATGTACCATTGGCCGATGAGTAAATCTTTGTCAGTTTCAGTCAACAGCCCTACATATTGGCTGTAATTTTCGGGTGCTATTTCGGATAGTTTATACATTGCGAGAAAGTGTAGTTTGGTATGCTTGTACTACGGTGTAGAAATTAGCGGCTTCGGTGTCGGTTAGGCCATCACCGATAGATGCAAAGGCACATTGGCGATTTGAAAAAAATATTGATGATGAATTTCTATTTGCTGCTCCCAAATAAAGTGAAGATGTTGGTAAAGTACCTGTATTTGTTGTGGTTCTTGAACCAAATTCAGAGCTATTTTTATATACTTTTAGATCAGTTGATGAAATTCTTATACTTTGATAAAATCCTATGGAGTTAGAATTAGAAATACTAATCCTTTGACCAACAGCATAATGGTCGACAATTAATGATCCTGATAAATTTATAATTAAACGCAACCTTGATGGATCGCTTGGGTCTACTTCATTTGTAACGACTGACAAGTCATCAATTCCAGTTGTATTGTCAGTTCTTGAATAATAACTAACTGATGTATTGTTTAAACTTAATGATGAATTTGGTGTTAATTTCGTGTCAGCATAAGCATTAGTTCCATTAGGCAATGCCCCTGTTGAACTATGTGTCCATCCACCTGAAAAGACCAATCTAAAAGCAGCATTCAAGTCCCTTGGGTCTTTCAAGTTCCATTTGTGAGTTGATGCAGTACCACCAACAAAAGGATAGATTGCTTTCATCTTTGTCCAAATGCCGTACGCTTTCAAATCAACCACCAAAGTATTGATGGCACTCTGCTGGGTAGCATTTGTTATTCCAGCAGCTATGATAAATGCAATTGCATCAGCATCATTGCCAGCACCTGCTACAAATGAGCGAACACCAATCCTTATCATACGTTATACGCTACGATGCTGCCGATTGTCAGTGTGATGCTGCTGAAATAGTCACCTTCGGGCAAGGAAATAAAAGTGCCTTGTTTCAGGGTGATGCCTGTCAGTCCAAGGGTTGTCATTACACTTGCCGCATTTTTGTCAAGGGCTGCGGAAACAACCGCATCTGCGTTAACGACAAAACCCTGCCAACGGCCAGTGTTTGCGCCTGTTCCTGATAATACCTTGCAGCCAGTGAAGCCGCTCATAAATTCTGTTGCTGTACTCATTTTATTCTATTGTTGGGAATGTTAAATTGTTATTGGGGGTGTCGCAGTAATCTCTCAAATTTGGGCAATGATATTCGATAACGGCTGCAACTCCGCTAACGATGTCCGTTTGGGCGTCATAAAATGGGGTAATGCTGTCGTTGATTACCCATGTTCCTGCGATGTTGTTTCGGTACACATAACGTAGCATTGAGTAAATGTCCAGCATGACCGTGTGCATATCGCTGATGCGCTCTACCGCATCGGTAAAATCTTCTCTGTGCCTGTCAGCAATGGCAATCGCAAAGCGATAAATCACCTTGTCAACGGTCACCTGACTGCCATCAGGAAAAATCCGCATCAACGGATAAAGCTGCTCACCGCTTGTATTGATATTCGGCTCAATATTTACGATGGTTGCCTTTATCTGCTTGTGGTTGTTTCCCGCAGTTTCGAGTGCTTCCAGTAGTTGGTTGATTGTTACCATTTAAGTAGATTTTCAGTTTGTTTTCGTTTTTTGTCCTGACTTTATTCATGAAAAGAAACCACGTAAAAATTTATAGTCATCATCTTCGCCCAGATAAAACCCACCAAATAAGTACTGGTTTTGTGGATTGATTACATCCAAGCCACTTGCAGGGTTTTGGTATTCGGGGAAAAGTGTATCATTTTCAGCCAAGTACAGGCGCAGTCTTTCAGCGTAGTATTCTGCCTTATTTTGGTAACGCTGCTCAATCATGCGAAGTTGGTCAACATCCACAGCGTTTGCATTTTCTGCGCCACGACTTGCCGCTGACTTGTTCATCATTTTGTAGGTCAATGGAAGCATTGAGTCCAAAATCACATAATGATAAAGGCAAGGTGCAACGTATTTGTTGACCAATGTCAGGTAGTTACCACCAAGCCCAGCCCCGTTGATGTCATCACAAATCTTGTCGTATAGGGTGCTTCCCAAAATATCACGGATGTACACATCCTGTGCGGTGCGCATGGCTGTTTGAAGCAACTTACTATCGACATTCTCATCGATAGGGGTGTTCTTCTTTACATCCTGCTCACTTACGAAGTATGCGAAATTAGCCATTGTTTCTTCTCCTTACTATTCTTTGCTTCCATTCATGCCGACAATGCGGAATGTGTAAAGGTGGTTCGCTTTCAGGCACGGTGTACCACCCACCCCGGCGAAGCCATACGCTATAACCTAAAATTGCACTCATCTGGTCGATTTCTTCACGGGTGTAAAGTTTACCCATGTCCACCATACGAAGGCAAAACTCACGACTTTTTCCACCGGGTTGCAACGGCAACGCATCAGGATCTAAATCGTACTTGTAACGCAGTTCCAACTTTGGAAGTTCGGTGTCTGCAATCTCTCCACGGCCAATGTCGGTGATTTTGATTGCATTGTTTGTCCAGTTTATCTTGCCGCTGTCCTGCAAAGTTTTCAAAATCTTGATAACTTCTTCTTCTCCTATTTTGGTGGCGGTGGAAATGTCTTTCAACGTGGCTTTTTCATCGGAATTTACCACAGCCAACACACGCTTTTCTTTGGTGGTCAGTTCAAATGTGAGTTTCACTTCCTCAAATTCGGACTCATCAGCCCCAAATTTGGCAAAAACTGACAAGTCATTGTCTGACCATTTGTGAAATTCGCAACCCTGATGGCTAAAATTTTCGGGAGTTGCTGTTTCTGTTGGTGCAGTTGCCAACGCATCACCGCCCGGTATAGGTGGAAGCCCTGCCAATGCACGTTTTTCATTCACGGTCATGTTGGCAAGTACGTTATTTGCTACAAGTGGCGACAAGCTGTTAATGTTTTCAATCACTTTTTGTGCGCTATCTACAACTGTCTGGGTAGCTTCACCCAATCCGAGTGCTGTACGGGCTTCCTCTACGGTCACAATTCCAGCCCCATGCAATGCAACGTAATCAACTCCCAGAAAATCGCTGTCTTTGGTGGTTAACTCGATGCCGGGATAAACGCTTTCAAGTGTATGTTGTAGGCAAGTGTCAACTTTTACTTGACGCTTGTTAACGTATGACTTATGGAACAACTCATATGCTTCAATCATTTCATTACGCTGACCAAGTGCGCCTTCGGTTGCGTAACCGAGCAGAATTTTCGGAAAGTTGTGGCCGATAAAGATTTCATCCTGCACGGTTTCATTCAGTTGCAGGAATTGTTTGTCCATGTCGGAAGGTTGCAGGTGTGCAATCTCCGCAGACTTTTCGTTCATCTCATTGAACTGAATAAGCACACCACCTGCGTTGTCCGTGCCTGTGGTTTTCTGCTTGAACTTCCTCTCAAAGTTAAAGGCAATTTCTTCGGTAGGTTGACCTTTGAACAACTGAACCAGTGTGCCGTTGGCAAACCCATTGCGGATGTTGTTATTGTGGAAGTTGGCTATCTCAACATCAATTTCAATATACTGCAAACAATGCTGATATGGGGGCAACGGATAAACACCCAAGGCAGGTGCATATTCTCGGAAGTAGTACAACTGCACTTCCATTGGTTGGGCCTTTTTCGGGTTAAAAGGTGCATAATGCTTCATGTCCTCATGCTTTGCCTTTTTCCAATCCTCTGCATACATATAGATTTCGTGGTCAAGTGTCCGAATGTTGCTGAAATCTACGTGATACAAAGCAGAAATTTGCCCCACTTTGTTGTAGTGTACCTCATAGGCAAATCCGTTGAACAATTCATAATCCAGAGCTAACTTATTTTTGAACTCCTGAATACCCTCATAAGGGTTAACGTAGTCAATTACCTTAACTGCGCTGGGGTTGCCATCCACAAGGGTTTCTTCACCTGCAACAAAACGGGCTTTCTGCCTTACAATAGCCCCATGTTTTGGGCTTCTGTTGTAAAATTCAAGTAACGTATCGGGAAAATCGTTCTTTTCCCCATAGGTAACGATGCCTTTATTCTTGTTTTCCTTGAATTTAGGCAACTTTGACTCGGTAAAATTTATGCGTAATAGGTCGAAACTCATCCGATGTGGTGTTGTTTAATAGTTGTATTGACCTCGTGGTCGTTAAATGCGGTATGCGATGCGGTAACATAAGCCAATCCCCGGTCAACTTCCTGCGATGCAAGTAATGGGTTGGTATTGGTGGGGGATGTTTGTGCGTATAATGCCCAGTAATGCGTTCCTACCGCCAATGTTTTTGCTGCACTGCTGCCCTCTACAAATGAAAATAGCTGGTATCTGTTGGGTGCTGTGCTTGTATCGGTTACAATAAATGCCTTTTGTTCCTGGGACATTTCGGACTCAAACACCAACAGATAATACACG